GTTTCCGGTTTCATCATCTCTCAAAGTAGCATCATGTCTATTTAAATCAATATGACGAGATTGGTGACCACCAACCCATTGGTTTGTAAATGGGCTTTGCATCGCAACATCATTAGAAAAATCTATTGTATCGGAATGCATATTGGTAACATAAGCATCTGACCTGAATCCCGTAGCAAAAGCTGAATTATAGCCAGTAGTTATTGAACCAGAGAATATATCAAACGGAAGATTATGAGCGCCTTTGATAGCATAATTATACGAAGCGCTATCATTAATCGGACTAAAAGAACCACCTGCTCCAGTACTAACAGCATTCTTTCCAACATAAACTGTTGTATTAAACTTGTTTTTCTCGTTTGGTACCTCAATATCATCACAAGACGAAGGTAGTTCTACGCCCTGTCCTGCACCTGCACCTACAATCAAGACATTAACAGGGATTCCCTGTGAAGTTAATCTAGATCCACGATTAACAGCAGACCATATATAGTCTCGGTTCTTTTGGAGATTATAATTTATTCCGGAATGGACGGTTTGAGTGATTGAGGAACCAACTCTATATGTATTTGTGAACCTTCTTCTGGCATAAGTTGAGCCTTGGTAGGTTGTGCGATTTGAGTTTGCTAAATTTGAAGATGTAGCATTATTATCATTAATGATAATCTCTCGGATTGATTCTCTCGCTGCTTGCGTTTGATAAGCCAATGCGTTGTAGGTTGAGATGTTTTCAAAGCTGCTTGAGATCTCTGTTGCTGTCAGGGTATCGCTATATAATCCGGTATTTGTTCGCTTTATTGTGAAAGTGGCGTTTGCTCCATCCGCACCTGTGTAGGTTGCACTTCCAAAGTTTGTGGAAAATTTTGTATTTAAAGCAGCAGTAAGTTCATTTCTAATTGTTGTATCTGATTTTGCAGCACCAAAAGGATTATTTCCTTTTACAAATTCGTAATCTGGGGCTTGCGAGCTGGATATCTCTAAATGATTTGCTCCTGTCCCAGCACTGGAAGAAATAGTGAACTGTGCGGCAGAAAGCCGACTATGTTCAGAAAACCCAAGTCCCGACCAATAATCTTCATATCCAAACTTATACCAATCATTTATAGTAGAAGAACTAACAGAAGTTGGATTGAGCCATCGGCCTTTATTATATAACTTTGTCACGTCTGCTTGTGCTAGCAATTTATTTTTCCAAATGACTATGTCTTGAAAGGCCATACTTTCGTCTAAATAGATATAAAAGTCGTCTATAGTTGTCGCAGAACCACCGGGGGCTCCCGGCCAAGTTGTGGAGATCTCTGCTCCGTTCTTCCAAAGTTTTGGACCAGTAGTGGTAGCCAAATTAGATACATCAAAAGTTATAACATAATGTGTCCAAACATTAACATCAGCTGAAATGTCTGTGTTGAAAGTTGCGTCTGCGTTTGTGCCTGAGTCATCGCGATACCTGACGACTATGTCGTCATCAAAAGTTATAAAATGCCTAAAAACACCACCAGATTTTCTAAATTCAAAACGAGTATCATTTGTAGAAGATCCACTTATGTTGTTGAGCCAAAAAGCCACGGTAAAGTCATCGGTACCAAGACCACCGTAAGTTGTGTCTCTAGCATAAACTACCGTGCTTCCTGTTGAAGCAAAAGCCAAGCCATAAGAACCTGTGTAAATAAGGTGATCAATTGTCGAAGGATCAGAATCTGCGGACAGATCATCATTTGGATCTGCTATTACAGCTTTAAAAGCGTCAGAGCCTATGTTGACATTTAACGTTGCCTCATCTTGAAAACTAGTTTTTGTCTTTATATCAAAAGACAGAGAAGCATTATTTGAGAATCCCTCTGTTCTTTCTTTTCTTTCTTTCTGCCAAAGACAGTTATTGTTATCTCCGCCCTCTAATGGAGCATGACCGAACTGCCATTGATATTTTAACTCTCCAACACCTTTTACTCTACCTTCAGTTGCTGTGTGAGTTGAGGTTAGTGGGAATTTATTTTGATATTTGTTTCTCTCAAATAAGTGAGATTCGACAACATCAGAAATTCCTTTGGAGAAACGAACGCTCGCTGGGAACATTTGGGAGACCATATAGGATACAGAAGAGTCAATCCACTTAAAGTAGTCGGTGAATTTATCAAAATCAGGATCTTCCTCTACGTCTTCGAAAAACAATCTACGAACTTGATCAAGTTTCTTGTATTGTATTCTGTATCTCTCAACTGCTTCGCCCATCAAATTAGACATTTCTTGAGCAGTTGATAAATTCCTCATCATTTCTTCTGAGATTACTTGATACATGCTCTTCTCTAGAGAGTAAAAGTTATCCGAAACATCTTCATCTTTTATGAAATACTCACGTTCTTCTCCATTAATTGTTACACGATCAGAGGAATAAGAGATTTCCGGGAGTTCTTTCTTAGAAGAATAGATAATTTCATTAGAAATAACATTTGTGGTTGATACGGGGAACCCGAAACCTTTTGCTCGGTGCTCTCTGCGAATAATATTGTCCATCCAGCCGTATCTGCTGTCCGTTGAGCCACTAGAAACGTCAACCACGATGAATTCACCGGAGGCATCTGACGTGGATATTGTCTCAAAATCCCAATCAGCAGTCAGCAATTCATATGAGGGAACTTCGATTTGCGATAAGTCTTTACCAAATATAGTTGAAGGACGACTTGACCTTCTATTTCCTCGTGAAGTGATATCTGTATTGTGCAGTTTGACTGAATCATCGGAAATATAGTCATACCATACGTCAAAACGTCCAATTTTTATGTCTGTTTGCTCCAAAACACTTCCGGTGAAGTTGGTTCTGTGTGCTCCAGCATAAAATCTCTTTGCATTTGAGAGGTAAGCCGAACCAGTATCATAGTTCAGACTTTGTGTTAATGTGAACTCATTCTTAATTGTGTCAAAAGCATGGTTTACACCATAGAACTCTAGTTGATAATTTCTGTTGGAAGATGTAACAACATTACCTGCTATCGGATAATCAACAGGTTTCACTCTAACAGCCAAATTCCACTGTTCATTTGAGTAAATTTGCTTATATGCCGGTGTTTCTAGAGTGAAATTGCCCGCATAATCTTTCAAAACAAACTTAGCAGTTGGAGATTCCACTTCATCTCTGACCAAATACACTTGAAAGTTAGCCAAATCCTGTGTTGCCCATGTATAGTCTGCACTAGTTTCTTTAGCCTGGTGTAGTCCGAATATAGAAGCAGACTGGAATGGTGTAGGAAAGTAACCAGAATCAAAAAAGCCTAATTTTTTAGGAGCAACAATAGAAATTTCACTAGTAAGCGCATTATATTGCTCTAATTTTTCTGTTCCAGAGCCTGAAATATATGTCAATGAGTGATTTGCTGAGGAAGTTTGAAACAAAGTTGCTTCAAAATGAGATTCTTTATTGAAATCAATATATTTTTTATTCTCTGAGGTGTGCTTGAAAGCATCGGAGAAGTAGTGTGTACCTTCGTCTGTATAAATGTTGAGCTTGACAATCTCATCGTCAACACCAAAACATCGTAACATATTGCGTATTGCGCCCTCTGTCCCTTTATGTTTGTAAATACTCTCTAGGTTATTATATATATTCGTATAAATTTGGTTCTTAATGTCTGTAACTTTCTTTTCAAATTGAACTTTGTTGAGATCTCTAGAACCGAAAGCTTCTAAAACATTGGAATCTGCGAACAAATTAGACACAACAAGCCCTTTTTCTTCTATCAAACGATCAGCGAACGGTAGAGCCTTGTAACTTGAACTCGGATAGACTTTGTTTTTAAGACTTGGGAGAGCAGTAATCTGTGCATGTAAGGTGTCAAAATAACTTGCTATTATTTGATATAAATACTTTGTTGAAAATCCTGTAGATGAATCTTCGTCTCGAATCCATTGAGGTACTTTGTTATAAAGAAGAGCTGGGTTTTCTCTATCATGAGATTTACCTAAATCCATAAGTGTTGTTTTCAACGAGGAAACTTCTGGGTGTGTGCTATAGATTATGGGATCTTTTTCTTCCGATGCAACCAAGCCCGACTCCACAAAAGCAGAATCTGTGGATCTTGCACCAGCAGAATAACCAGTCCACGAACCATTAACTAGGCGTCCTGAGTAATCTAAGACAACTGAATCTGTGGAAGTTGTTCCGACAACACCTTCATTAAATTTATAATACACACCTAGGTTTACATTAGCGTCATCCGTGTTAGTTCCACCACCGACTGGCCTATACCAGTTATTATATATCTCTTCTGATGTTCTGCGGGTCTTCCAATAACGAAAATCATCTAAACTCGCACTTAATTTTCCGGAAAAAGGCTGTGCTGTTGCTGCGCCTTGACTGGAAGAGGGATTTGTCTGTAGGGCTCCAATATAGCCATTTACTAGACCGCCTATTTCATTTACTCCGGCTGAGCCAAGTGATTTACTTTCATTTAGGTCGCCGTCAACATAAAGACGTGAAGTAACTCCGGTAGAAGCAGAGACAAAAGACAAAGCATAGTGATGCCAATTTGATAGGGACGATGTTGTAACTGTTGCCGTTCCAATTGATTGCTCAAAGAATCCAGTTGTACCAGATTGCATGGTCACAATAAAAGTGTCTGTTCCGCTAGTTGTACCAGAAAGAGCCAAAGTAAAGCGGCCATAATTCACAGAAGAAGAGATTTCTCCGTTCCAAAGGTCTAAAATAACCTCTTTGTTTGTTTTTGTTAAATCAAATGCTTCCTTTTTAAGCCAGAACTCGGTTGTTAATCCCTGTGGAATATTCATCTCAAGGCTGCTTATTCTTTTCTTTGCTGCGTCATAAACTACTGACTTGTCAAACGTTTGTTGGAGTGGCTTGGTAGTCATATCATCTGCTACGTGAATACCGCCTCTGAGGTAAATATATTCTGTACTGCTAGGTAAACCATAACCATCTGCTATTGAAGCTTGTGTTCCCCATCCACCATAAGAAAAGTTTGCATATCCATTGGTTTTTGGATATCTCTGTTCTAGAATATATTTGTCTAGATATGAAGAAGATAATTCAAATATAAGCTTTTCATTCTCTGATCCGTCATATGGGTAGTTGCCGTGAATCCTCTCAATTGAATTTTTGTAATATTCTTCGGCAGAGCCAAACTTTGCAAAACTAGAAGCGCTAGCAAAATCAATAAAAGGGTAAAATGTTTCATCCCTCTGTATTGTTGTTAGCACTAAATCTTTTGATTCTACTAATTTGCTGCCGGACGCAGCGTTTTCAACTGTTGTTGTCTTGTTGTTAAATAAACTTTTAATACTCATCTTGTTCTACTCTGATTTTGAATGTATAGGGTTGCTCTCTGTAAGAAGAAAGAGAATCTTCATAGAAAGAAAGCTTCAATTCATATGTATAGCCCTCTTCTAATAAGTCCATATCCAAATCAAAGTAGTTTCCATCGGAATCATACGAAAGTATTGTTTCTCCCGTTGAGCCTGTTCCGTATGGTATTACTATCTTTTTATCCGATGCTCTTGTGATTTGATAGGATGCGCTTTCTATCAATAGATTTTCTGGTTCTGATTTTGCTGTTGTGTAAATATTGGGAGACCAATTTTTCTGTCTAACATAGAGTCTAAATCTTTCGGTTTGTCCTCTTGTATATTTTGGTTTAAGGTTTTTAACCTTCATAACATACTTTGAATTTGGGTTGTAATTTGAAAAAGAATGTTCTTTTGGTACAATAACCGATCCAGTGTGTAGCTCACTACCGCTCATAGTCCAAACATCAACCAAATAAGGGTATGTTGAAGATATTGCGCTAGATGTCGCGGAGAATATTGCTTTGTATACACCTTTAGATTCTCGTGAAGCAGATAAGAAATTTACCGCAGTATTGGAAGAATCTCGGAAATAAAGCGCGTCTAATTCAGGTACAGACCCAGAAGACTTGTAAAGGTTTAGAACAGGTCGTGCGTTGGAATCTCCGGCAATATCGCGAAGATTTCCCCTAATATAGTTATACATGTAAAGCGTGTTTAAGTTTTCCGTTGCAGGCGAAAGAGATGAGCTGAAATAAAAATTAGCTCTGTTATCTCTTCTTGTAGAATCCCAACGAGCCTCTAGTACGGGACGACTAAAATAAAACTCTGATGATCTTGCGAAGAATTTTTTTGTATAATAAGAAAACCTTGCACCTTCTGGGTTTATAGAGGAAGACGCTTCATATGATGCTGAGAGGTGAACTCCAAAACCATAGTTTTCTTTTGTATCGGCAAGCCATTCTTCAACCAAAGTTGTTACATTTACTTCAAGATCTTCGTCACCTTTGTCGAAAGAAGCAGAATATATTGGAGAAGCGTGATAATCACCGCCGGCTGTTGTCCAACTAGTCGATCCTGCTCTGCGGACCCAATTGGATCCAATGTCATCGTAAGTTACATCTGTATATCCTTCCATATCTAGTCCATTTCCTTCTTCCCATGAAGCGGAAACAGCCAATACATCAAGCTTATAGTTTTTTGGAAGTGTATGCGGATGCCTAGCATTAAACATTTTTAAATAATATGAGACACCGGAAGCCGGTATAATCTCAGCATTTTTATCTGCTTTGATTTCGTTGATGGGAAACTTAAGAATGATTCTTGACAATTCAGTTGAGGTAGCACTCTCTTGAGCATATATTGAGAAAGTCTCTAATATGTCGGCCTGTCCCATATTAGAGCCGGTTCCGCGAGTTGTTAAGTTTTCTTGAAAAGCATTTGTGATAGTATTATCAGCGTCTGCAAAGTATCTTTTAATGGCCATTATTTTGCTATCCCTTTAATATCTTCGTCTGGAAATTTTAATTCCAGTATTGAATTGTTTGGTGTTTGATAAAACGTTCCGTCTTTTGAAATTATTTTATCCATATCTAGAGTGATTGGAGAATATGCTCCACCAGTTTTGTTATTTATTTTGACTTTTCTCACGTCAACAACGCCGTCAACACGATTGAGTATCTCATAAACTCTTGTTATATATAGAGGCTCTCCGATATAGAATTTATCCGAGTATAATTGTCTCGTTTCATTTATACATTCTCTTAAAACAGCATCTTGAGAATACTTCTTGTCAACCATAACTGTGAATTCAACTCTAAAATTAATGATTTTGGGGTCATAAATTTCAATTTGATCGTTAAGGGAGCGATACTGATTGAGCCAGTTTTTGATGTTGTTTTTGGTTATTTGATTTGTCTCAGATAAATGTCCACTATTATCTTGTGATATCAAATAAAGAGAAAGTCTTCTATTAGAGGAAGAAGGATCATTAATAATATTGGCTCTTGTGACGGCTCCATATTGTGGAGGCATGTTATATATGAGAGATTCATAGTCTTGCTTAGTTACTGCGCGATTTTGGGTTGCAAAATAGGATTTTGCTCTTTGCTTCAACTCTTCAGCTGATATATCTACATTAATCGACGTAATCGGATTGTCATTGTTCACTTCTAAAGAATTTTCAACAAAAATTCTTTGTGAATTGGTCAAAATTGTAGAATCTTGAAAAACATATTGTTTTGTAGACACTGCTGTGAGTGAATTTGCTGCCACATTTGTGGACTGTGGGGAGTTTGAGCGGTAAACAACACTTAATTCTGTATTGGAAGGTGATATACCAAGCTTATTTGTAGTAATTAATTTGGTTGGATCAAATGACTTAGAGGAAATATAGTCTTTGCCTAGCATTTTGAGAGCCACGCGTGAAGGGTCTGTGATACCTCCATCATCTGTGTCCTCAGATCCAAAGCCAAACTGAAGATATGTTCCTGTGTCGTCTTGTTCTAATGTAAACCTTCTAGCAGTTGCAAAAGGTTTTAAGATGGAGCGAACACCATCAGTCGCAGCATTTTGATTTGTTGTCTCCACAAAAACTACTTCTTGAGAAAGATTCTCAACTTCGTAATATCTGTTTCCGGAAGAGTCATATACTGATAGGATTTGAGAGATGTTGGGGCCACCAATCCGAACTTTTTTAAATCGCTCAAAAGCACTGTTGTTTAGATCAACAGTTGCAATATTTAATACTCCGGACTGTACTTGACCATAATTACGAACAGCAAAGTAAGTTGTTGCCCCTGTTGTTGAATTAAATCTAGCAGCCACAACATCCGAAGATATATCAGCAAAATCTATGTCTTCTGTTAGGATAAAATTTCCACCCTCAGAAGTGGTGAACGAAGTACCTGCTTTCAAAACCGGTAGATAGGCTGTATCTGGTGCTGTTCCATCAGTATTAGCAGGGCATAAGATAAACAACGATACTGTTCCAAACGAAGACGGAGCACCAGCAAACTTGTAACCAAAAGCTCTTGCGTGCTTTCTTATATTATCAAATTCCAGTGAAGTATCTAAAAAACTTTCGTTGACATGATAATCTAAATAATAAGATAATATATCTCCTGTATAAGCAACCGTATCCAATACCAAAGAACCGAATGAAGCAGCAGAGAAGTCTCTGTACCCATCGGGATAGTATCTTTTCGCATATTCCACTAAATCTTCCTTAATGCTTTCAAAATCTCTGCTCGTATATTTTACAGCAACATTTTTATTTTTTGGCATGTGTAATCCTCTCAACTAAAATAAGTAGTTTTTGTTAGGATTTTAAAGTACGTTATCACTAACTTCGTTAATTGTTAGATCAAATGTTGAAGAAGTGGGGCTATCGGTCACCGAATACTTTATTTTTATATTCATTCTGTTGGAATCTGCGAATAAATTAATCTGTAGGTCCAAAACTGCTATATAAGGTACAAATGTTGATAATTGTGACAATATATTCTCACGCAGAGGCGGTAGCCCATTAGAACCTCTAGTGATTGTTGTATTGTTTTCAAAAAGATATTGTTTAAGTCCTACGCCAAAAGCAGGGTTCATTATACGTTCTCCCGGAGAAGTCAGCAGTGTCATTTTGATATTCTGATCTACTACTTTGGTGAGATCTGTTACGCCGTAAATTTCATATCTTCCGGTCTCGTCGTTTACCTGTAGTGGCATTTTTGGCGCTATTGTTTGTGTTGGCATAGTTAAAAAACCCTTTTATTTAAATAGTTTTCCAAAGCTATTTTTACATTCATTGCCATCTTTGTCAAATGGACTATTTTTTCTTATTCTTCTTTGTATGTCAAATGAATATTCTCCGTAGTTTATCAATTTTAGACCAGCAAGAATTTTTCTTTGGGCGTGCTTCACAATGTCTTCATTATTTTCCTCTTCATTTGGAGGATCTCTATCGTTGTTCTTATAGAAAGATACAAACAGCTTTCTTGCTTCGCTTTTTGAATCATTAAATATCTTGCCGAAATTACTTGGAGAGATTGGATTCTCATCATCGCCTGGTTCACGTTCAGACTCAGAACCTAAAGAAGCCAACAAGTTATTGTACGAGTAAACCATGTATATTGAAGGAATTTTTTTGATTTGCAAAACGTTGTCAACTAAATGTTTAAAGTTTTTAGTACCAACTAGTTTGTCGATGTAACACTTAAGGTCTTGATCCAAATTGTCATCAGAGTCCAGTAATTCTTGCATTTTTACATCTATAATGTCTTGTTCAAACGAGGCTATAGGGAAGGAGTACTTGGATGCCTGAAGAGTGGATTGACCTGAGTCTGTCTGGAATGTTGCAGGGTTTTGTACAAAACTTCTATGTTGTCTGGCCAGTTGATCTGTTTGAAGATTTAATTCAGTACCTTCTGGTGGAATATAACAGAGACGAACACCATACTTAATACCAATAGAACCCTCATATTCTTCACCGTTTTCACTTAAAACAGCGTCTCCGAAGAAGTCGGATACATTACTATCCGGAGTGAAGACAAAACGGTTTTGGTTTAAAAAGTTCTTGAATTCGGCAATATTTTGGATACCTGACGGTGGATTTATAAGTTGTGGTCTAGTGTTTTGCTTGGGCTGTGAGACAACATATTTTTCTAAGTAAAGACCACCTCTCTTTTTAATCTCTTCATATCTCTCATCTGTTATTGTTGTGCCGTTAAGAGCATGAACCATGTTGGATCTTGCGCAACCAACAATGTCACCATAAGGAAAATTGCCTACGCCGCCTCCAATTGGGACTTCGTTGTCGTATACACCCGCTTCAATCTGTTTTCCGAGGAGCATATGGGAACCACCAATAAAAAATTTACGGATGTCATAGATATAAGGTCTCGGCTCAATCTCTTCTCTCATCTTCTTGGTATATATTGCAAGTTCTTCTTTGATTATATATTTCAGTAGCTTTTTAATTTCAGGCAGAACTGTGTGTATTGCGTTTATTTTTTGAGCGAACTTTGCTCGTTCAATTGATAGCCCGAAGAGTCCAAATGATAACGTCTGAAGACTTTCCAAAATATCTGGTCCACCGGAGCCTATTATAGCGATTCCTGACTCTACTTGTCTAGCCATTTCTTGTAGTCTTTGACCATATTCATTTCCTCCGACTGCTGCCAATAACGCTCTTCTTTCTTCTGGTTCATTGATATATTCTAAATCTTTTGGAGTGACGGCATCTTTTGCATATTGCTCCTGTAAACTGTTACATGTTTCCAGAACTTTTTCTATCTCTTCGTTACTTTCTATTTGATCAGCGCGGACTTTGCGATGTACCATTTGCGTAACTTGCTCCAAAAACAATAATGCATAAGTATACCCCTCATATGTGGAAGCAAAAAATGATGTTTCATTTCTGAGGTCTTTAAATATTTTTTCTGAGATGTAATTTAACATTGTATTATCAAAGTTTCTCTCAACATCTAAGTGTACATTTGAAAAAATAGGAAAGCTTCTAATCAAGAAATCACTAAGATGCACTCTTATGGTTGCTCTAATAATACCCTCAATAGTCGCCATTGTATCTGAATTTGCTATCTTATCAAAAGGCAATTCTGTTGTACACTCCGGTGAATAAGGCAGCAATTCATGGTTTTTAATTTTCTGTTTAGTCTTATTTATTTGCTTGACTATACTATCCAACATCATAAAATTAGAATTCTTTGGATCACAGCCGGTTGGGTTTGGTACAACAATACGAGAGAACTGGAGCCACCCTTTATAATCTGCCTCTGAAATATAAATCTGGGGCTTTAGATATGTGCCCCCATATTTTTCTGGATCTAAGAAGTGGACTCTTGGGTTATTTGTTTTGCTTCTTCCAAGAACTTTATCTTCTTCTTCGTAGTTATACTCTTCACCATCTGGTCCAACATAGACCAGATCACTATCTTCTAAAATGGGTGTATCTTCACTTCCATACAGGAACCCTTCTGATGTTTGCCCATTTCTTCTTTTAGTAAAAGCCTTGGGTAGTTTATCATAGATGTCTGCATTCAGACCTTCAAATATTTTAATGCTGTCCAAATCAACATCCCCAAATTCGCTCCATATTTCTTTAAACATCTTATCTAAAGTTTGAGCAGAGAATGGAGTTTGAAAAGTAATTGTACCTTGATTTGGTTCATATTCTTCTGGTACTTCTAAGAAATTATCTGTTAAAGTACTTACAGAGCTCTCAGGATCTGAAAACTGTATTTTGCCGGTTGGATCAAATGTATCATTAACCACCAATCTGCTTACAAAGTTTTGATTACCACTTTTCTCGTTATCATAGTTAATAATATAATCTTTGCCAACTTCATAATTCGAAGGCTGCTTATCAATATATTCTTTGAGTTGAATAGCAACTGTTTCCGGCAATTCCATTTTATCGCCACCCAAAAGGAAATTTAATATTATATTATTTTTTACAGCTATATGATAATTTATGGTATCATTCTTGTTATTTGATAATATAATACTTAAAACACCCGGTGTATTGGGGCCAAATCCACCGAGAGAACTAAAAAAGTTTGCCTCAATCGTATCATCAATGAAGGCTCTCTCTAATCTCTTAAAAATTCCTGTTATAGCGTTTGATATTGCTTGTTGTTGATTTTGAGGGTAGTCTGAAAATGACGGTATAATCCCTTTATTTGTTTTGCAATCCGGATCTTTTGGGTTTAGAGCCTCGTCAATAGCATCACTCAAAGCGTCTTCTGGACCATTTATTAAAAGATCGGCGATCTCTGCCAAGTCACTTTTGGCTTTTTCATTTTGTTTATCGACAAATTCTTTTCCCAATTCCGGATCTGAAAAAGCCGCTCTTCTTTCTTGATCCCACAAATCCTTTTGTTCTTTGGTTAAACAGATACTTGTTTCCACAGGAAATTCCGCTAAAGGCTGTGAAAGTTCTCTTTGAATACCCTGTCTTTGTTCTGGTGTTAAAATATTACCCATAGTTTGGAAATATTGTGCGGCTGCATTTGAGTCTCCGAAAATATCTGAAAATTGTGGCAATACATTTGATACAAGAGAAGAAATATTATCTAAAAAAGACTGGTTTGCTTGACCGACCATAGCACTTTTTATTTCTTTTTGTGTTGCAGATACTGATAAAAGCCTAGCTAAATCTCCGACTGCGGAGGCTCCTTTTGCCGCTGCCCCACCTGCTCCAGCGACTTTCTCACTTAACTTATCTCTTTGGTCATTTGTTTTTGGATCAGGACAGAGAGTATCCTCTATAAACCCTTCTAACCCTCCATCGTTCAGTAAATTTCCTGTTAGGTTTCCGGCAACCTGGCAATAATCAGCATTCAGGATTTGTGTTGTTTTCATCATAATAGCAATTATGACTCGTGAAAATATTTGACGAAGAGCAATATAAAAAGCATCACCAAGTAATTCTACCCAATTGAAACTTGTAGGTATTTGTTGAATATTAGGAAGAGAGAATCGGGTTTTTTCTGTACTGCAAGGGTCGAATGTCAATGTTGATAGAAAAGACTCAATAGGTGGATATATCAAAGGATCAGTGCCACAACGAAACTGTGTTACGAGTTTCCCTAAAAGATCCGCACCGGGAATGTTTTCGATCGCCCTTTGAAGTTCTCCGATAGAAGCGGTCTTCATGATCTCGTCAATATACGCTTGAGTTAATGCCTTTTGAACATTACCGAGAGCTTTACCAAGTGTTCCTTGTTGAATTTTATCACTTGGGGTTGTTGCGACTATTGTTGTTTTCTCTTTTTGTTTATCAATCATCTCCTGTTGATCTTCTTCTGAAAGATTGGAAAAGTTTTTATACTCTGAATCTTCTTTGGCGGTTTTATCTAATTTGTATTTTTTTGATGTAAGAATTTCTATTTCTTCATTTATTGAGGATATCTGCTCGTTAAGAAGATCTAAGAATCTGTTTTCATTTGGATAGTAATTTCCACTACTATCTATTTGCATTATGTCCTTAAAAGGTTCAAGTCTTTTTTCCGCATCGGTAATACTAAGTAAATTATTTTTTTTGACTTCTTCTAACTCCTTTATTATCTTCTTCGTATCGGTAATATTATTTTTTATTTTTTTTATAACTTCTAGATACTCAGTATATCTGTCTTCTCCGATGTAATATGATTCTTGCTCGCGGGTAACCCTAAGCTCTGATTCGTGCTCTCTTAAATATCTTCGGTTATCTGCAATCTCTTCATCTTTTCGTAGATTATCAGATTTATAACCTATTATTTCATTATTGTATTGATCATAAAGCGCTTTGATTCTTAAGAGTTCTGCGCTGCCTTCTCCTCCTTCCGAATTAAATGTACTAGCGGTTTCTATTTTCTTGTCTCGCTCTTTTTCTAAATCTTCAATTTGCTTCTTTAGTGAAGCAGAAGTATCTACTCTTTCTTCTTTTTCTTTAACATTAGAGCGAGCTTGTCTGTCGACTGCTTTACCTAGAGAGCCGCCCTGCCAGCCTGGATCCCATGGGTAAGGCATATCTTTGAATTGTTTTTCTATTTCTTTTCGGATCTCTGCTTGTTTATTAGCCGGTAAAGTCTGCATTATGATTTCCAACGCTTCTTCGCCGACAGAAGATATAATCTGCTTTATTAATGTATAGTACATTTCGTCTAAGGTTAGTCCCGCCGAGATACATTTAAGAGCAACGGATAGATTACCAGCAAAATCACAGGGATTTAGCGCTTTTACATAATCCCCTGCTGCTTTCAGGGGATTATTTCCGACATCGCCGGCAGTGGGTAATTGTACGTTCTTGGCTCCTTTTGCAGCTGCTGAGCCCAGAGAACTAGCTGCTTTCTCTTCTTTGCTCTTGTTCTTTTGGAGTAATCGCTCTCTAAATGCATCTTCCAAATCCTTTATTTTTTTAAGAGAGTCTGGAGATCCTGAGAAAAAGTCCTGTATCTCTGCTCGTTGAGCCAATAATTCTTCTTTTGTTTTGCACTTATTTTGGTTAAACTTATATTCAATTGCTTTGAATAAATCCATTGTTTCATTAAGTATGAAATCTGACATGTCATTTAAATTGTCTTTTATACAACTATCATCTTCAAAATTATCAGAACTTCCATAATTTACTAGTAATTGTGGAAAAGTATTCTCAACAATAAAATCCAACCACGGAGGTGTCTTGTTTCTTTGCAGAATTGTAGAAATTTGATTTATGTTTGAGAAATATCCAAGCATAGTTTGATCTGTTTTAGTCTTATCGATGAATAATTGAAGTCCCACTTTGCACTCTACATATGGGCAATTAAACTTTCTAGCTCTCACATTCTTTATTGTAAAAGGATTGGCTTCATCTGATTTGTCGAAAGATACCTCAACCTCAAAAGCAATATTTTGTGATTTAGCTCCTGTATTAGCGAATCCTCGGAGATCAAATCCGTTCTTGCCTAATAAACTGTCTAATCTATCGACAAACTTCTTTATTCTTTCATCAGAATAGAATTTTATATAAAACGGATTTCCGGTTTCTTCAAAATACAAAGATCCGTTTTCTTCTCTATAGAAATATGATTGGAAAGTCTTATATGATCCCATAGCAGATTTGAATAATTTTATTGCTCTCATAAAATCTGGAGGCTTAATTACTATCTGATCTGTTGAAGTGTTTAAAGAACCAAGGTCTGGTGCCGCTGGGACTGCATCAAAACGATTCGCTGGGACACCAACAAGAACAACAAGCATTTTTTGACTTGTGATAAAGGTATAATCCTGAACGCGTGCTACAAGCTCTAAGGCACTAGTGTTTGTTATTTCTGGAATTCTGCTTATTTCACTGGATACTGATGTTCTGACCCATCTGCTTGGAACTTGTTCATCTGTTATTTGATCTTCCCTAATAACATATTGTTCGTAATCAATATTAAAAACTCCTCTGCATATATCTCCCTCAAACTCGGGGGGCGAAGCACACACAATTTCATCTGTTTCTAATTTGCCATAATGTCTCAGCATCTTCCGAATACCCGGTCTTATATAAGACTTTAGTAGGTTTTTAAGTGTATATGGCGACTCTGATAAGCTTTTAAATATTCTACTACGGGAATCGCTTGGTTTATATTCCAGTCCATCATGATACAAATCGCCATCAAGATTTATTGTAACTCTGACTTGGTATTCGCATTTCTTCTCATTAAGATATGGCTCATCCATTACAGTCCAATCTGGCTCAATATAATTTTCATTTGGAATACAAGTCGGACATATCTTGTCTGGTTCTAAGACTTCTAATTCCTCTTCTTCTTCTGGGCTTTTGAAGCACACTTCTTCTTGTAATGGTTTAAATTTTGATTCTGACATTATTTTCTCACGTTGTATATACCGAGTCGCTTAGAATATTATTACCACCAGGTATCAAATCACTATCTAGAGAGTTCATATCTCCCAAGTATGTATTTAAAGTATTTAATATTGATTCTAAAAAATGCGTACCGTTTCTTTGCATAAAGGGCCCAAGTGCAATGGCTGCTCCGGGAAGAGCAGAAACTATTCCATTAAGCGTCATTAAATTAAGATTCATCGTACTCAGCATTTCATACATCTTTTTCTCTTTTTTGTTTTTACTTTTAAGATAATCAACTAAGTTATTTCCCAAAACCATTGGGTGCAACTCTCCATTGCCAACTTGCAACTCAATTACTTGTCCTTGGAGCCTCTCACCTAAAGTGTTTGTTTGGCCAACTCCTGTTTCAAAACCTTCAAAATTTCCACGACCACAATATATTCTAACTTTTTCTCGCCCTATTAGTCTTACTTGGTCCGCATTAACGGCGACAGCTGATTTATTGATTGCGTTCTGGCCACCGGAGGGCTTTAACCCAAAATATTGATCTATATCTTTTGCTTTTTGAGTTATATAGACTCTTGCCGCATCTGAGTGGAACATAGGGCCGACAAACTCAACACCGCTTAACGGATCTTTGTTTTCTTTTTCATTGTTAGCAATAATCAATTGTCCTCTTCCGGCAACCAGATCAATCATGCCACATTGTGTCATTCCATCGCCGCCGTTGCCGGAAGCCCACGATGCATTTCTATCTCTGCCCAATACAACAAACGCATTGTGATTACCTTGCATTACAACTTCACACTTTGCTTTATCAAACTCAGGAATTTTTTCGTCTATATTTCCACAAAAAAGACCTGCTGCTCCGTTCTCAACTAGTCTTCTAGAGTAGTCGGTGGCTGTATTTGATAAGTTTGTTGATTTTTTATAAAATTCTTCTGTTGGCATTACTTAACTCCATATCTCGTTTATTTTTATCCACTGAATGTGCCAAGACTCATCTGAACCAGCTCCATCTCTGAGTATTGGAGGGCTCTCAAAGCCAAATCTTGGTGCATTTTCAAGCATCCATTTATAGGTCTCTGATTGAAATCCGGATTTATTATTATAGTGTGTACTGAAATCAAAAGCCAAGCCCCAGCCGTGATTAGAAGTGCCCGGCTTTGCGGCTTCACCACTTTTACCTTCTTTCAGTTTTTTATCTTTTATTTTTATTTGTTCATTGAAAGTTCTGTAAGAGTCGTTCAGTACCAATTTTTGATTGAATTTATTCTCAAATGCAATTGCTAATCTGTCAAAATCATTAATAACGTCTTTCAAAAGCAAAGCAGGAAATCCAGTTGCAGAACTAGATTGCCCTATCAATTCTTGTGGTAATAGGCCATTTTCCAACTGCTTTCCTTTGAACGCTTCAATAGAACCTTTATATGTTTTCTTTATTGGCTGATGAGATGCGCCATCTGATGTTTTATTTGTTTTTATATTTTCGCTTGTTGATTCGGAGACATATGTTTTATCTTTGTCTCTTAAAGATTCCAAGACACCTGAAGAGGCTTCTTCTGTTGGTTCGTAAGGTGCGTAATCCCCTCGCTTAAAAGCAGCTTGAGCAGAAGAAGGTTTTTTAGCGTTTCCTTCAGAAGAACCAAATAGACACTCATAGTTAATTCCTACTCCCGAAAACTTACGCGTAATATTTGGCCTATAAGTCAGTCCCCTAAGTTTACCAGAAGATTGCGGCCCATTCTTAAAAAAACACTCAACTACGCGTGCATCGTTGAAAGGTTGGGGATCCGAGGTTTGGATTTTTCCACCTTCTGTGGAATCCGGATAAGCAATCGGGTGCAAAGACAAAATTCGCTTTCGCGTCTCAGGATCTTCAAATTCACATGGCTCAGGTATTATAAAATCATAAACACCTAGTGGTCTAACCCTGACCGCTCTTTTACCATCAAAAATTATTGATTCCCCTAGATTTTCTGGTAATATAACTGCATCAAACGATGTTTTACCTGCGAGACTGTTGAAAAAAGTCTGAGCTACTGCTTGGAGGTTCATTTCCTTTTGCATAGCATAATAGGACTTTGGGTCCGATAGAGCGTTGAATAACGCTGTAAATAAACCTTTGGCCATTACTCTTCCTCTTTATTAATCATTGAATAGATATCTTCCATATCATCCTCAGTTAATCCTTGAGATTTTTCATTTTTAGACATAAGAGTGGCGATTTTTACAATCTGTTCGTTTGATCTTTGCAGAGTCTCAACATATTTAGCCAAGGTCATTCCAATTTGTTGATGCCTTGCTTCGTCTTTAACAACAAATTTGATAGCATCATCAAGGAGTTCGCGTGTTATTTTGCGGTCTTCTCGAATGTTATCAAGTGCTTCTTTTAAATGTTCTTCTACTTTTTTACTCATATATTAAATAGAACCAATCAAATATTTACATTATCCCAATCGGTCTTAAACAACTTATATTTTTTACGAAATTTGTTCAATTGTGTCACTACTTGCTTGGTATTCATACCGGTAATCTCTCGGAGATACAAATAAATTGCTTTTTTGTTGAAGATTTCTATCTCCTCAACAGAACCTAACAAGATTCTTATGGCTTCATATACTTTTCGTTCATTCTCATTCATATCATTGGTTCCCCATCCATCCATTTCAACTTCTAAGTGTTCCCAGAATTCTCTCTTTTCTCTTTCTTGTTCATGTGTATCATAATAGACTACCTGTTCAAAGGTTAATTCTTTGATAGCATCATCATAGTCAACTTCTCGTTTTGCTCTCTTGGCTCGTTGTTTTACCTTGTGGATAAACCAGTTCTTGGTAATCACACTAAAATAGGAAAAAGCCTTAGATTTCTTAGAAACGTCGTATTTTCCTAGTATAGTGGTAAGCCATATCTTGCAATCTTCTCTTAATTCATCGATATTAGGGAGAGTGGTAAACTTATACGTGAACACAATCTTATCAACCAATTCATTAAAAGCTGGTTGGATTAACTCTACGTATAATTTTGTTTTTTCTTTACGGCAGTTTGAAGCAGCGTACTTAAGTATCGCGTCTTCGTGAACCTGCGTAAAATACATTCTCTTCTTGGACTTTGGTCTGGGCATTAATTTGTTCCTGTTGTTGTGGTGGCACATCTTCTTCCACATCCTCAAACTCTTCTAGAAAGAATTCTTCATCTTCAAAGTCTTCTAGAAGGGTCGATATAGACCTTGTGTGATCTAGTAGATGCTGTAGTGTTTCATCCCCATAAAACATTTCCATTGAGTATACGGATTTTAGATGTGCTCTGTAATTAGCAATAATATCGGACACTTCCCCTATGTTATCGTAGATAAAAGTTAATCTTTGAGTAAGTTGTCGTAAATACCAAAACATGACACCATTGAAAATTAATGATCCTACTAAAACTGTTATTAAAATTACGGTACTACTCATTGTATTCTATCCTTTGTTTTTTTTCTTCCTTGAGAATCCTTTTGTTCTCTTCAATATATTCTTTTGTTAAAGAACCTGTTTTTCTCTCGCCTTGTTCTTGCTTTCTCACAATATTGGTGAGTTGAGGTATACGGGTCAAAACTCCTTGATTATCACAAACTTCACAGTCTGTGAGGCGTTCCGTCATCCCGTGCCTTACCTCTATCTCACTTTCACATTCCGAGCATTTATAGCAGTATTTTGGCACTATAGTGGCCCTTCTATATCAAGACTTGTAAGAACCTTCGGCTTGGGCTCTTCTGCTTTAACAGTTGGTGGGTTCATGACAACCAACTCTCCTGAATCGTCAACTTGAACGTTGAAGTTTCGTAAAACCGGCACAATGTCGGTTTGCTCCATAAGAGACTTTTGTAAAGCCATCATGATTGCTCCAACGGCTTGATTTGATAATTTATGATCTTTCATCTTATACTCCTTTTACCATTTAAAATTATTCTTATAATATTGTACGATCTTTGACAGCTCTTGTTGGAAGTTTTTATTTGGCTTCCAGCCCAAAGAACGTAATTTTTTATCATTTAAAGCATATCTTACATCTTGACCTGGACGTTTAAACCCTAAATCTAAATGCTTTAACACTTCTATATTTTGTTTATCAAAATAATTGTTTATTATTTGAGTCGCAGTATCAATATTTTTCTGCTCAAAGCCCCCAGCAACATTGTAAATTTCATTTGTATTACCTGATTCTATTATTTTGATTACAGCCTCTGCTGTGTCAGCTGAATGAAGCCAGTTTCTTATTGGCTCACCAGCGTCATGCAATCTTATTTTCTTTCCTCTTTGAAGGTGTTTGACACAGATAGGTATTAATTTTTCTGGATATTGACCGATTCCATAGTTATTGGTAGGTCTTAAAATAATATACTTCATATCATAGGTTCTCGCCCAAGCCAACACAAGCATATCCGCTGCTGCCTTGGAGGCAGAGTAGGGATTGCTGGGCTTAAGGATGTCAGTCTCTATGTGGGCGCCCTCTTCGATATCGCCATAC